CGCCATGCTAGAGCAAATGGAGTGGGCCAAGGATGAGATGGAGCACTGAGTGGGACGTTCCACAGTTACCACAGTTGAACTGTGGAAGACTGCGGAAGTGTGGTAAAAGAGGCCACTTTCAGTTCCACCACAGTTGTTACGTATATATACGTAACTGTGGTGGTAACTGTGGACTAGGTGGAAACTAACTGTGGAAGGAGGAGGATCATTACCATGGCTATCAGAAAGAAAAGGGTCACCGTTGCGCAAGCAAAGCAGAGGGGGCGGGACGCAATGGGGCGGGTGGACGATCAGGCGCAGGTCATTAAGGCGGCAGTCTGGGGTCAACTTAAACCGCTTGACGAGAAGGCGCGGGAGAAGCAGAGCAAGTGGGGCGATAGGTTGCCGTCACTTGTGGCGCCGGATCTCGCTGGCCGCTTCGAGGCGGCATACGAGGCGCTGGGTGAGGCGGTGGACGCAAACGACGTGAAGCGGACGCATGACATCGCAACGCAGCTTCTACGTGCGTGGGACGTGCTGGAAAAGGCTGCGCTGGATGCGGGGCATCATCCGCTGCATGAGGATGCATACTGCATGGAGATGGACGACGGGCGCATCGTGTGCATCGCACTCGACGGCTGGGCGTCGCTGCGGCAAAAGTATCCAGAGTGGATCGTATACAGCTTCAGCGACGCGGCGAGGGTATTGTGCGCTGACTTCAGCGCGCGGTTTCTGGACGAGGCATTCAGTGCCTTCCCGAAAGCGTATGTGAAGAGTATAATTCGCAACGGCGAAGAGCATAGCCGTGACATCAATGACGAGATACCATGGTGAAGGAGAGAAGGATGTATAGGACAGAGTTACTTGAGAAGGCGGCAGACATCACGACGCATGATCGCAACAACGACTACGGCGAGGCGAAGGAGAGCTTTGGAAGGATTGCGAGTATGTGGTCAACTTACCTCGGTCAGCCTGTGAGCGAGGCGGACGTCTGTGCGATGATGGTGTTGCTGAAGGTAAGCAGGTCACGCGCGTCGCCGCAGAAGATGGATAACTGGATCGACATGTGCGGGTACGCTGCGCTGGCAGGGGAGATGGTCAGTGGTGGGTGAGGTCGGCAAGGCAAAGATCATGGCGCTGGAAAAGCTCGGAGAGGACGAGATCTTCGAGCGCATCGCAAGCGGCGTGTCGCTGGCATCAATCAAGCGTGAGTTTAACATAGGTCATAAGTTGTGGGCGAAGTGGCTGGACGCGAGCGACGGGCGACGTGGACGCTATCAGGCTGCGCAACTTGAGGCTGGTCACTTCTACGCTGAGCGTGCGTTGGAGACGGCGCAGCTTGCTGAGCGTGACAACGTCAACGTGGCGCGCTTGCAAGTGGACACTGATAAGTGGATGGCGAGCAAGCTGAACGCGCAGTACGATACGCGACAGCGTGACGTGTCAATCAACATCAGCGTCAACGACTTGCACGCGCAGGCTGCGCAGTTGCTTGGCAATGTGATAGAGGGCGAAGTGTTCGAGGATGACGATTGAGTGCGAAAACACGCATCGGTACGCACTCACACGCGCGGGCGCGCGCGTGCTCGCAGATGCAGCAAAAGTCAACGCAAAATGCACGTTTGAGGCGAGAGTGCAGGCGCAGCAACGGGGTGGATCTGCTAAGTGATTGATTTTAAACGATCTGCATTTAACATAATACGTATTATCGGCCTTTTGCGCGGTATTATGTTAATTTTGGCCGATTTTCGCGCTGCGGCGCAGAAAAAGCGCGTTTTTGACCCCCCCCTTCGCTCAGCGCGGACCGGTGCAAATGCAAAGGACCTCCCCACGCCTCCCCGCCCCCTTTTTCCGTAAACAGGTGTTAACATGACCCAGCCCCAAGAAAACCCGTTTATCAAGTTAATGGCGCGCTACCGCGACGACCCCGTCGCCTTCGCCCGCGAGGTTGCCGGCATCGAGCCGGACGAGTGGCAAGTTGAGCTTCTCGACGCCGTCGCAGCCCCCGCGATACGGCGTGTCAGCGTGCGTTCTGGCCACGGCGTCGGGAAGTCCACGGCGGTCGCTTTGGCGGCTGTATGGCACGTTCTGATGCGCGTGCCGAGCAAGACCGTTGTGACCGCCCCCACGTCGTCCCAGCTTTTCGACGCCTGCTTCGCTGAGATGAAAAATGTTGCCAAGCGGCTGAAGCCGCCCTTTGACAATTTGCTGGAGCTCAAGTCTGATCGGATTGAGTTGAAGAGCCACCCAGAAAGCACGTTTATATCGTGCCGCACGTCGCGCGCGGAGCAACCAGAGGCGCTCGCTGGGGTGCACTCGCCTTCGGTGCTTTTGATTGCCGACGAAGCCAGCGGGATACCCTCCAGCGTCTTCGAGGCCGCGTCTGGCAGTATGTCTGGCCACTCTGCGACGACGATCCTGACCGGCAACCCCACGCGGAATACGGGTTTCTTTTACGACACGCACAATCGCCTGCGTGACGACTGGTACACGATGCATGTGTCTTGCGTGGACAGCCCGCGTGTGAGCGAGGATTTCGTGGAGGATATGAAGCGTCGGTACGGTGAGGACAGCCCCGCGTATCATGTGCGCGTCTTGGGCAACTTCCCTCCGTCCGAAGAGGACACGGTGATACCTGTTTCGCTTATTGAGCATGCCATGGCCAACGACATCAAGGTGCATGAGGACACGATTGCCATATGGGGCTTGGACGTCGCGCGTCAGGGCGGCGATGCCAGCGTTTTGTGCAAGCGTCAGGGGCCGGTGATACATCCGCTGACGGTGTGGCGCAACTTGGACCTGATGCAGCTTACGGGCGCCGTGAAGGCGGAGTATGATGCCATGCCGCCGAGTAAGCGGCCGGCGGAGATCATCGTGGATAGCAATGGCTTTGGCGCTGGGGTGCTCGATCGCTTGCGCGAGCTTGGCTTGCCGGCGCGTGGTTTGAACGTGTCGGAGCGCGCCATGGCGAAGGACACGTATTTGAACTTGCGCGCGGAGATCTGGTTTAAGATGAAGATGTATCTCGAAGGCATGGACGTGTCACTGCCGCGCGACGATGCGTTGTATGCGGAGCTCGCGGCGCCGCGGTATCACTTTACCAGCGCGGGCAAGCTGCAAGTCGAGAGTAAGGACAGCATGAAGAAGCGCGGCGTTGCGTCGCCTGACAGGGCAGATGCGGTGGCGTTGTCGCTGGCGAATGACCACACGACCATGGCGTTTGGAACGAGCGCCGCGGGATCTTGGAATAAGCCACTGCGTCGTGGTTTGAGCGTTGTATAGGAGGATATAATGTCAGAGGAAGTGCAGAAGCGTTACACGATTGAGGAGTTTATCGGGATATACGATAATTTTTTTGACGAGAATTATATAGACGCTGTCATTGACTTCTTTGAGAAGTGCGACCGCGATGGTATTGCGCAGCCGTCGTCGGAGAATAAGCTGGATCGTGATATGGATGAGGTGTTTTTTAATGACCCCGCCCTTGTTCAGCGTATGCCGGATAATTTTGCGAGCTACTTTTACAAGATTTTGTGGGATGAGATGTATCCGCTGTATGTCGATAAGTTTAATATATTAAAGCAACCACGCATGACGGCGATGCTGGTTAAGATGAAGCGCGTTAAGCCCAGCGGCGGGTTTCATTCATGGCACTGTGAGGGGTTTGAGCCGGTGCCTCAGAGGCAGCTTGTGGTGCAGCTTTATCTGAATGACGTGGACGAGGGTGGTGAGACTGAGTTTTTGTATCAGTCCAAACGCATAAAGCCAAAGAGGAACAGAGCCCTCATTTGGCCGGCTGACTGGACGTATACGCACCGCGGTAATCCTCCGTTGGGGAAGCAAGCCAAGTACATATTGACGACTTGGCTTACCGAGGTGCCGAATTAGGCTGCGCGCCAATACCCGTAAATCATTTTGCCGGTGCTATCCCAGCTATCATGCACGACGCCGTCGATGATGGCCGCGTAGTGGCGCGCCATGCGCGCGATGACTTTGCCCTCTGGCATGTCGCCGCACCGCGCCTTGCGCCCGTTGAGCTTTGGCGCTGGGTGCCATACCCATCCGTAGAGCGCGAGCACTGTTTCAAAGTCATCTTTGTAGATGCCTTTGCGCGCGGTCTTTTGACCCGTGCGTGCGCGATGCGCTCTGGCGAGTTCATCGTATGCCTGCTTGTATGGGATCTCCAGCGCGATGGCCATTGCCCGTGCGGCGCAGTCTCCCGCGGTGCCTTTGTAACCTGCGTCCTTGCGTCCGCCGTCGTTGTAGATGAAAGTTGCTGTAGTCATACTGCCCTCCAAGGCGCTGTGGGGGGCCGAAGCCCCCTGTTGATTATTTGATTTTGACAAGTGTTCTGGCGTGAAGGCATTGGATGTTGTAGCCGCCTGCAAGGATGGTGCGGATCGTTACCTTATTACCGGCGACTTCAAAGTACCCCTCAAGCCCATCTGAGTATTCGACCAGATCAAACTCTGGAATTTCTGACACGCCCTTTTTCTCTAATGCTTTTATGATTTGCGCATTGCGGCGGTCAATTTTGCTTTGCGTGTTCTTGATGATCTTTTTTACAGCGTCAGCCCATGAGCAGTAGAGTATGGTATCCATCAACCCGCGTGACCCAAAATAATCAAGTTGCCAATTGAACATCGCGGCATAGCGATTTCTTGGGTTCATTTTTCCTTCAGTGATCCACTCTTTGATTTGCGCTTCTTTTTCAGCGCGAGCGGTAGAGTAGTTAGCTTTTTTTTCGGATGCAAAGTCGATAGCGGCTGTCTGCATTCTTTGATCCAAGTCAGCAAAAGCGTTGTTGAGTTGTTCGATCATTTCTTTCTCCTTCTGTTATATTGTTAACATAGTGTTAACAGATACAGATTGCAACCCCTAAAACGAAAAAAGTTTGCGAAAAACGAAAAAAGTTTGCGAAAAAGTCCACTTAGTTTTTCGCAAACTCTGTGGTACTCTTTTTTCAGCGGCGTTCCTCCCCATGGCCGCAGACGGCGTGTTTTCCTTCACGTCTCCCCCGCGCGGGTATGCTCGACGCCCGCGCGGGGTTTATTTTGCGCGAAATTCCTGTATTATGTGTGTGAGTTGCACAAGGAGACGACATATGCCTATGGTTGCGGGGAAGCATTACGCATACACGAAAAAAGGGAAGGCAGCGGCCAAGAAGGCAGCGGCAAAAAGTGGCAAAAAGGTGCAATATGGCACCACCACCAAGCGCCGCATGAAAAAGAAATAATGTGGACCGCGGTCCTGATGCTTTGCAATACCTCCGCGCAATGCTTTGCATTTGGCGGTCCGGTGTTGCCGAGCGAGGACCAATGCGTTGCCAGCATACGCGCGGGGTTTGATTACGCGATACAGATATTTCCAGCTTACACGCCTGTCGATTGGCAGTGCATAAGCTGGGACGAAGAGGCATAGATGGCAGAAAAAAAGCGTAAACGCAAATCTGGTCCAAGCCTGTCAGTGGGCCGCGGCGAGAAGCTATCCGTTAAGCAGGGCGGAGGATTGACCGCGAAGGGCAGGGCGAAGTACAACCGCGCGACTGGTTCAAATTTAAAGGCGCCCGCGCCAAACCCGAAGACCAAGAAG